TCATCAACAAAATTAACGAAGCGCAGGAGGACGGGGCAATCGTGCGGCTGGTCTAGGTCGCCTTCTGCCCGCCCGCTGCCCACGCCAAGGCGATGATCCAGCCGATAAACGTCCAGCCGAGAAACATGTTGACGACGAAAACGCCGCCCATGCCGGAGGCGTTTCGCAGCACCGCCAGAATGGTCGGCAGGAAATAAAGTGAAAGCCAAAATGCAGTTTCCATGCGGCGAGCATGACACGGCCGAAGGGATCGGGCAAGAATGACGGTCATCATCACAGGCGGCTACTCCGGCACCTACGCCAACACCCACGCCCGCATCCTGCATTCGGGCGGCTGGCTTACCGGGGGCACGGTCACGGCGTCCAGCACGGCGACCGACTATTTCGCGGATGGTCCCGACAACTCCCTGACCTATGAGAAGTGGAAGCCGACCGCGCTGGCGGCGACGTGGGAATACAACTTCGGCGGGTCGGAAACCTTCGACTGCTGCGCCATCGGGGCGCATACGCTGGGCACCAACGGCAACAGCCTGCAAGTGCAGAAGTACGCCGCCGGGGCATGGACGGACGTTCTGACGGCCACGGCCATCAGCGATGACAGCCCGATCATGGTGCTGCTGCCGTCCACCACCGACAGCCGCGCGCGCATCCGCATCAGCGGGGGCACGGCGCCGGAGGTTGGGGTCATCAAGTTCGGCACGGTGCTGGAAATGCCGCGCCCGCTCTACGGGGGGCATGTGCCGCTCGACCTCGGGCGGGTGACGCAGATGCGGTCCAACACCTCCGTCACCGGCGAGTTCCTGGGGCGGACGAAACAGCGGGTGATGCAGCAGGCCAGCGTCCAGTGGCAGCACATCACGGCGGCGTGGATGCGGACCAACTGGCCGGGGCTGCAACGGGGCGTTGAGGAGGAACCGTTCTTCATCGCGACCCGTCCCAGCGACACCGACTTTGGCGCGGTGGGGCTTTGCTATGTGCAGGACATGCCGGTGCCGCAGACCATGGGCATTCGCGATCTGATGGAGGTCTCCATGTCCCTCACTGGATACGGGTACGACTGATGACCGCAACCACCGTAGGCCGCGAGCCGGTTCAGCTTGTCGAGATCCGGCAGCCCCTCTGCGGCAACACCTTCGGCACCGCGCCCTGCACCGCCACGGGCACCGGCGCGACGAAGTGCTACAACACCCGCGCGACCTGTCAGGACGCCGCCAATTATCGCCACCACCCGGCGGGGCACCTGACCTATGACCGGGGGTACGACGAGGCCGACACGCTGACGGCGACGGACTTCGCTCGCACCGCCGATTTCCTCTTTGCGCTGAAAGCCCGCATTCCTTCGGGCGGGGCGGGGGTTCTGTGGCACCTGGGGGACGCGACCACGGGGGCATACCTCGGCATCACCAGCGGCGGCAACATCGTGTTCCGGGCCGGGGACGGGGGCACCGGGACGCCGACGAACTGCGCCAAGCTGGACACCAGCGCCAGCGCCATCCTTGGCAAGACGGTGGTGCTTTTCGGGGCTATCGACGTATCCGCGAATAGCGTGACGCTGTGGTCCTGGGACGAGACGCTGCGCGAGGTCAGCGAGATCGGCACCGCCACGGCGGCCGGGTCTTTCGCCACATGGGCCGGGGCAGTGGACGGCGCGGTCGGCACCAACGGCGGCACGGTCCCGACCGGCGAGAACGGCGACGACTTCAGCGGCGACGTGCTGCACTTCCACGCCTACGACAGCACCGCCGCCCCGGACATGACGGCGAGTTTCGTCCTGCCGCTCTACTTCTCGCGCGGCCACATTGCCGACCGGGTGCCGGGCGTGCCCTACATCATCCCATCGCTGGAGAGCGTCAGCACCGCGCCCACGCGGATCAATCTGTCCTCAGCCAACCGGGACGCCAAGGGCCTCGGCAACCGCGCGCTGGCGTCCATCCGCTTTGCCGACCACCCGCACACGGATCGCCGGGTTGACCCCTACGTTGACGGGCGCGGTTTCGACCCGATGACGCGGGGCACGTTCTGGTCAAAGTGGATGGTCCGCAATCTCTACCGCAACAACATGTTGCTGCGGGTGTATGAGGGCTACGCCGGCCAGACCCTCAGCCAAATGACCGAGCGCCGGTTTTTCCTGACCGGCACGCGCGGCCCGGATGACGGTGGCGGCGTCACCATCGAGGCCAAGGACATTTTGGCGAAGCTGGAGGAGCGCAAGGCGCAGGCGCCGGAAGCCTCGCCGGGGGAACTTTACGCCGACATCACCGACAGCCAGACCAGCATCGAGGTCGCGAACGCGGTCACGACCGACTACCCCGCCAGCGGCACGCTGCGGATTGACGACGAGTTGATGACCTATTCGTCGGTTGCTACCTCCACCTTCGGCATCACCTTCACCATCACCGCGCGGGGCACCGACAACACCACCGCCGCCACCCATGACGCCGAGACCAAAGTGCAGGAGTGCTTGCGGTTCACCGACCAGCCGGTGGCGAACGTGGCGCGAACGCTGCTGCGCGATTGGGGCGAGATCGATGAGGCTTGGCTGGACTTCGCCAATTGGGAGGCGGAGGCGGAGAACTACCTGCAAGCCTACCGGCTGACCACCGTCATCACCGAGCCAACCGAGGTGGCCGAGCTGGTATCGGAAATTCAGGAACAGGTCGGTTTCTATCTCTGGTGGGACGAGCGCGCCGCGCTGGTCAAGTTCCGCGCGATCCGGGGCGTGGACACCGAGCCGGAACTGCTGACCGCCGAAAGCAACATCATGCGCGGCATGTCCATCGAGGAGCTGCCGCGACAGCGGGTTTCGCAGGTCTGGCTCTACTACGGCATCCGCGACTACACCGGCAGCATTGAAGAGCCGGGGAACTACGACCGGGCCTCACTGATCGCCACCACCGAAGCCGAGAGCGCAGAGCAATACGGCGAACCGTCCATCCGCAAGATCTACAGCCGGTGGCTGCATACGGCGGCGCTGGCCGACACCACCGCTTCCAAGATCGCCACCCGCTACGAGGACTCGCCCCGGCAGGCCAGCTTCACGATGGACGCCAAGGATCGCGGCTATTGGGTGGGGGATACCTTGCGGATCAGCCACCCGCTTGACGTTGACGAGTACGGCGAGCGGCGCACCCGCTACTGGACCATCATCAGCGCCGAAGAGGTCCAGCCCGGCGAGGTGGTCCGCTACGTGGCCGAGGATACCACGCTTTACAGCAACATTTATTACATCCTGCCATCCGGCGCGGCGGATTACTCGGCCCCGGCTGATTTCGGCGCGGCCTTCATCGGTGACGCGGACGGGCTGCTGTCCGATGGCACAACCTGCGCGAGGATCGCATGACCAGCTACACGGCCATCACCAACGGCGAGATTGACCAGGACAGCCCGATCACGCAGCCGCTCATGACGGCGATGCGGGACAACCCGCTTTCGATGTTCGAGACCGACAGCAGCGCCCCGCTGGCGGCCTTCGCGTGGCAGATCGAGGACGGCGCGGGGGGCACCGACCCGATCTATGACCACAGCGTGGACGGAACCGTTACCAGCATCACCACGCCGGATTTCGCGGACGGGTGGGAATACATGCTGGTCGGGGTGGATATATCCATGGGATCAAGCGGCGCGTCATCGGTAAATCTCGACTTCCACGACAGCACCACCGGCAGCAGCCACGATGTGGGCGACTTCACTGGTGCAGTAGGTACGGGCGACACATGCGATTTCGAGATCGTCATCCCTATGCCCCGCTGGTCCAGAGGCGCGCACTTCGCCAGCGCCATCTCCTGCGTGAACCACGCTAGCTTCACCTCCTACGCATTGGGGCGGGCCGCCGCCGACTTCAAGGTGGACCGGGTGACCATCGATCCTGTCGGCACAGGGGCTGACATCGACGCCGGCAAGGTCTGGCTTCTCAAACGCGCAGTCTACGCGGGGCGGTGAACATGAAACAGCGCAAGATCATCAAGGACGGCAAGCTCACTTGGGAGCCTGTTGAGGAAACCGAGGCCGAGGCGGCGCAGCGCAAGCGCGAGTCCAAGAAATCGATGGCGACGGTGGCGCGGGCCACCCGTAACGAACTGCTGCGCGGCACCGACTGGACGCAGCTTGCCGACGCGCCGCTCACCCCCGCCAAGCGGAAAGCATATGCGGCCTATCGCAAGGCGCTGCGCGACGTGACCAAGCAGCCGGACTTCCCGGAGCGGATAGATTGGCCTGACGGGCCGGGCGCGAAGAAGATCAGCAGGCGCTAACGCCGCCTGAGACCACCCAACAACAAAACCGGCAACAACGCCTTTCGGGCGAGGGATGAAGCATGTCGAGCATCTACAATCTCACCGACACCTGGAACAATCTCGGGACCACCTTCGACGGCGTTAGGCTGGACGTGACCGACACGCAATCGGCCGCCGGGTCAAAGCTGTTCCACGCCCTGAAGGGCGGCACCGCGATGTTCTACGTGGACAAGAACGGCAACGGGTACTTTGCGGGCGACATCCTCGGCGGCAGCTTCGACCTGACCGACATTACGCTGACCGGCACCACGGCGCAGTTCAACGCGGCGCTGTCGGATGGCGACTTCGCGACCCGCGCCGGCACCGAGACGCTGACGAACAAAACGCTGACCAGCCCCACCATCAACGGCGGCACCATCAGCGGCATCACGGATCTTACCGTGGCGGACGGCGGCACGGGGGCGTCTTCGGCGGCGGCGGCGCGCACCAATCTCGGTGTGGCGGTTGGCACCGATGTTCAGGCGCACGGCGACGTGCTGGACGACCTCAACACCCTCGGCGCGGCCACGGCGGACAACCAGTTCCCCGTCTCCACCGGCGCCGGGGTGCTGGCCTGGGAAAGCGGCGCGACCGCGCGTGGCAGCCTCGGCATCGATGAGGACTTCAAGACCGTCGCGCTGCTGATCGCCGACAACACCAAGCTGTCTTATGCGGGTGGCGGCGGCGAGCGTATCGTTACCGCCGGCGACATCGTGACCGCCGGGGGCTTCCGCTACGAAGTGCAGGCCAGCGGGGCGAGCGGGCACATCACCAACAGCGCCGGGACGCCGGTGCAGCTCAACAACCTCGCCCCGAACATTTCCAAGCTGATTTGCCTGGAACGCCGGGGGCTGACCTCGAGCGATACCAGCGCGGGCGCGGCGAACAAGGCATTGCTGGAAGCCGCGATCACCGAGGCCGCCGATAATTACATCATCGAGTTCCCGACAGACGGCGATACCTACGAGTTCGGCACAGATGTCGGCACGGGTTCACAGGCGGCGCAGACCGTGACCTTTACCAGCGTTCCCGAAATCCGGGGCGGTCATTGCTGGCTGGAAAATCTGCGTTTTGTTTCGGGCGCCGCTTACCAGAAGTTCCGCGACATTCGCCAACGCTATGCCAACTTCCCCGGCGCAGTTAACGGCGGCAACTCGGTGGCGATCCGCCACACTGGCGTGGAATGGAGTAACTTTCGGGTCGAGGCGCAGTCCGCAAATCAAGATGGGAACACCGGGGCTTTCGATATTGGCCGCGCCGGCAGCATGATTTACGATCTGGTGCTAAAGGACGGATATTTCAGCAATGGCGGCGTCGATGGAATTGACGTCTACGGCAACGTTCGGCGTCTCCGCATTATCAACATCACCGGCCGATGTGCGGATGACGGGATCGTCCTGAAGGCGCTGGACGCCGACGGCCCGGTATCGGACGTGGTAATCGACGGCTGCGACATCGAGGCAGCTTCGCTTCTGGGGATCGGCACGCAGATCGGCCATGATATTTACGATGTGCACTGCTACGGCGGCATTCTCCGGTCTCGCGGGCGGGCGCTTTACCTCAAGCACGAGAACGCCACCCACAACGCCGGGAACGTCTACAACATCTCGATGAACAACACCATTATTCACAGTCCCGCCACGCAGCCGGCAGATATTTATACCTCGGATGAAGGGTGGGTCCAGAAGATCGCGGAGATCACCGACACGGCGGGGACGGGAATTGTCCGGGGCGTGTCTATGCGGAACACGCGGCTGGACGGTGTTTCGCTCAACAGTTCTGATGGCGGCGGGATGTTGTTTCGGTTCGCGATGGGCGCTGGAAAGACCATTCGAGATGTCAACATTGATGGCGTGGACATTTTTGCGCGAACCGTTGCCGGCGCGGCGGCGGGCACCTACGCCAGCTGGGGGGATTTCATGCAGTTTGGCGGCACGGGCGCAATCGAAAATCTCCGCGTCGGAAATGTCAGCTACGACGGCGAGGCGGATGAGGGGTTAAGCAACGTGTTCCGGGGCCGGAACGGCGGTTCCGCAGGGATCATTGTTACGGGGCCAATTCACGTCAAGCGGTGCAACGCTTCTTCCAACCTGATCGCAATTGAAACCGGCGGCAGCATGGAAATCGACTGGCGGGCGCCCGTGGTAATGCCTGCCGCAACCACGCTGTCGGTTGATGCCGATTATACGGCCGGAACCTCTACCGCGGGCAAGCCGCAAAAATCAGTCACGATCCTCATCCCCTCTTCGAGCGCGGGCGTTGATGCGGACTATGGCCTGCTCGCATTGGACCGGCGCATCCTGCTGGATCGTGTTTCGATGACCACACCGACCGCGATCACGCAGTCGGACACCGATTACATCACGTTCTACGTCCGCGATGGGTCGGGTGCCATTAGCGCGACGACAAAGGCAACCGGCGGCCTCAATCTGGCCGCCGATGCGATTGTCGAGTTCAAGACGCCAAATATCGGCCGGGTTGTCCCAACATCGCAGGGGGTGCGGTTCCAGATCCGGCACAGTGGCGCGGGGCGCGCCCTCGCCGGCTTGGCCCTTACGCTTTGGTACACCGAGCTGGAATGATGGCCAGTAACAAGTGACCAACGAGCGAGGCGAAGTCATGGGGCTAGGCTGGCTCTGGCGGCGGGCGCGCCAACGCGGAGATGAGTATGGAATGGCTTAAAGAGTGGTGGCCGCTGGGTGCGGCAGCGGTGGGCACACTGTTGGGCTACAACACGTCCCAGAACCGGACCGCATATCGCCTGGGAACCTTGGAGCGGCGCGTGGAGAAAGCCGAGCATGACATCGAGGTGCTGGAAAGCAGCCGATCCGCCGACGCGGTGACGCTGGGAATTATCCAAGCCTCGCTTGAGCAGATCAAGAGCATCCTCGGCGACATGCGCGAGGAAATCCGCTCGAAAGCGGACAAGTAGCTCCTACGCGCTGCCGCCCCTTTGAGGGAAACGCGGCGGCCGGGAACTAGTATCCCTGACCGCCGCGCCGGCGGGGGTGACACCTTCGCCACCGGGTTAGCCCAGCAGCGCCCGCCTAGTGAACTTCCAACCTAGCACAAAATCGAGGATCTGTCATGCAGATTACCCCCCGCGTTGCGATGGAAGTCGCTGCGCATGAAGGCATGGTGCGCCAAGCCTATCGCGATTCGACGGACGTGTGGACGTTTTCGGTGGGCATCACGTCGAAGAGCGGCCATCAGGTCGAGCGGTACATCGGCCGGCCCCAGCCACTCGCCTACTGCCTCGACGTGTGGCTGACGGTGCTGGAACACTACGCCGAGGACGTGCGGAAGGCGATGGCCGGCCGCCCACTGACCGAGGCGCAGTTTGCCGCGGCACTGTCCTTCCACTGGAACACCGGGGCGATCCACCGCGCCGGATGGGTAAAGCACTGGAAAGCCGGCAACGACGCGAAGGCGCGCAAGGCGATCATGGATTGGCGCAAGCCGGCAGAGATCACCCCGCGCCGGCAGGCGGAACGCGATCTGTTCTTCAGCGGCAAATGGTCGGGCGACGGGCGGATGACGGAATACACCCGGCTCGACAGCCGCCACCGGCCGATCTGGGGCAGCGCGGTCAAGGTGGACGTTGGCAGCGCCATCGCGGATCTGCTGGGCGGCGCAACGGGTCACATGCCCTCGCAGCCCAAGCCTGACGTGGAACCGCCGGAGGCGCGCCCGGAACGCCCTACCGCTGGCATCATCGCTGCCCTTGTTGCGGGCGCGGCGGCCCTCTGTGCCGCTGCCTGGGGCTGGGCATCCAGCCTGTTCGGAGGCTGAGGACATGGAATACCTGAGACTGAAATCCGTAACGTGGTGGGCTGGCGTGGCGTCGATCCTGCTGGGGCTGGCGTCCATGTACTTCGACGGGGCGCCCCCGGCGGCGCTGGAAGAGGTGGCGCGGGTGATCGCCATGCTGCACGGGCACGGGGATGCGTCCCCGGCGGCGATGATCGTGATGGGCTTCGGCCTGATCGGCATTCGGGCCAAGCTGGAGCGGATGGCGCAATGACCATCTCAGAACTGCGCCTCTTCATCGCCGGCATGGAGATTGCCGAGGCGCCGACCCCCGAGCAATGGGCCACCATCAAGGGCAAGCTGGCCGAGACGCATGAGCCTGTGCAGTACCATGACGGGACCGGGCGCGAGGGCTGGTCCGACTTCTACACCAGCGAGAAGCGCGGCCCCATCCCGGACCTCTACGGATGATCGGGCTGGACGTGCTGCTGGGGGCGCTGCTGGCGGCCGTGGTGGCTGTCGGGGTGGCGTTCCTCAAGGGGAAGTCGAAAGGGCGCTCAGAGGCGCAGAGAGAGGCGGAGAGGCAAGACCATGAGCAAGCGGAAGACATTCGCCAGCGGATGGATGACGTGGAGCGCGTTGGTTCCCGTGATGATGCTCTCGACGTGCTTGGGCGGGCCGGGCGGCTCCGGGATGACTGAGCGGACCATCTGCCGCGAACTGCACCGGGAACTGCCGTCCTACTCTGCCGCCGATACCGATCAGACTGTCACCGATGGCGCGGACTTCCTGCTGCGCTTTCAAGCGGCGTGCGCCGGGTATCTGTGAGCGCGGGCCGGGCGCTACTCCGGCGAAACGCAAACAGCGTACTCGCTCTTCCTCAGGTGCACCGCCCTCAGATGGAGAGGGCTTCGGAAGATGCGGGCGCTTCTCTGAGCCTAGCGTCTTATCCCCTGAACTACGGCTCCCCTCGGGGAGCCGGTGGGAATCGAACCCACGCCTCTAAGCTGCTTTCAGCGCCGCCGCGCTCACCCCTCCATTCTACCACCCCCACCAATTCGGCAGCAAGCCGTTTCGCCGCGCGGAGCGTCAACCGCGACACCCATAGGAGCATGTTATGGGCAAAGAGACGACCATTCCGACGTTCAATCCCTCGGGTTCCGAGGTCGTTGACGGCATCAAGTCCCGCACCGAGGAACTGATGGAGTACCTGCGCGCGCACGTGCCGGAAAACCGCTGCCGCAGCATCGCGCTGACGAACTATGAGCAGGCGGCGATGTGGGCGGTGAAGGCCAACTTCACCTGACCCTGTATCCGGGGTGTCGAGGTGCTGCTCGACACCCCCCACCCCCACCAGCAAGAAGGAACACCCCATGCGTCTGTTTTCCCGATCCTGGCCGCTGCCTTTACGGTAGCGGCCGCACCCTCACACGCAGAACTGCGCTGCTTCCCGCGCGCCGACATCCTCACCTTCCTCGCAGACCAGCACGGCGAGAGCCGGCAGACCATCGGCATGGATGGCCAAGGGTCGGTGGTCGAGATGTTCGCCAACGTCGAGAGCGGAACGTGGACACTGGTTGTCACCTTCCCGGACGGGCGGACCTGCGTCGTGACCAGCGGGACGCACTTCGAGTGGATCGACGCCGAACCAGAGCCGGCCGGCATCCGCTCCTAGAACGACTGACCCCCGGAGCGTGTCTTTCGACAGAGGCCGACCGGGGGTGCACGACCGGAGTGTAGCGCATCAGGCGCGGCCCGCTAAAGGGAAATGTTAGGAGCAGCCCGGATAGTGTTAGGAGCAGCTCCTAACACTTCAGCGCTGACCATGCGGTTTTCCCTCAACTGCCCTCGCCAGAAACGGCGGGGGCTTTTTGCGTGGCGATTGTATATTTGACAAACCCACGCGGGATTCCTATATCTAGCTTATAGAGTTGAGGAAGCCTGCCATGTCCGTTCTGTCCAAAGCCTACATGCACGACGAAGCCGCAGCCTTCGCTCACGTCGAAAGCATCCTCTGGCCGGACGGCCCGGTCTGCCCGCACTGCGGCGTCGTGGACCGCGCCTATCGTCTTGAGGGTGTCCGCACGAAGCCTTCCAAGAAAAACCCCGACGGCAAAAAGCGTCATGGTCTGTGGAAGTGCCGCGAGTGCCGGAAGCAGTTCACGGTTCGCAAGGGCACCATCTTCGAGGAAAGCCACATTGAGATGTTCAAGTGGCTCCAGGCGATCCACCTGATGGTGTCCAGCAAGAAGGGTATCAGTAGCCACCAGCTTCACCGCGTTCTGGAAATTACGCACAAGAGCGCGTGGTTCCTGACGCATCGCATTGCGCGCGGCGTTTGGCAAGCGGCTTACATATCGGCGGGCTGACTAAGCCGCAGCCCCGCGGTTCTGGCGAGCAAAGCTAACCAAGGCGCGAAAGATCCTTTCGGCGGCGTCTGCGGTTGCCGCCTTTGCCAGAACTTCGAAGCCAGCATCCGGGTTGACCGTAGAGGCGGAACAGATGAAGAATCCTTCTGATCCACCCAAGCCTTGCGCCCCGGCTTGCCGGTAAAACGTTTTCGATAACGGCGTCACGAAAATCGTGTCGTCGTAAACAGTTTCAGAAAGGTAGATGTCGTCCATGACTGGCATAACCTCCCAAAAGTACAGGGTTAACCACGAACCCCGCATGTCCGCAAATCAGTTAGCGGAGTATACACTGGCATCGCCAACGCGTCGACAGACAATCATCCGCAACGCTAAGTATGCTCCCACCTTTCTAGTCACAAGATACGGCGCCGGCTCGGCGAGGATTTCATCGAACCGGATGTGCCCGTTCACTCGGAAAACCGCGTCGTCATGCAGAGGATGGCGGAAGGGGCGGGCTATGACATGGAGTTCACGCCCTGCGACGGGTTCGATGAGTGGGCGGCGGTTCGCTTCCAGCGCCGCAAGCCTGCGCCCGCCAGCCACCTGCGAGTGGTCTGAACAGGAGCGCGGTATGGCACAGGTCACGGTCAAATGCGCATGCTGCCATCAGTCGATGTTCTGCATGTCAGGGCGTCGGGGGCGTGCCGGTATGGCCGAGATCGCGGCCCGACTTTCCGGTGACGGATGGTCTGGTGAGGTCCTACTCGGTCGCGGCCTCTGTTCAGACGATTGTCGCGCTTTGATGGCGCGGGATGTAACGCCGGAAATCCCGGCAATCGAGTCCAGATAGCAGCGCCGATCTGGCGCGAAGGCGAAGGAGTAGGCGATGACATTCGAAGACGCAGAACGCTTGTGCCCGATCATTGGCAAGATCGACGGCGGATGTACGACCTGCATCGACCGATTCATAGAGGAGATAAACGAGGCATTCCCCGAGTTCGTATGGTCCTGCGACGAAGGCGACCGGGATTGGTTCTCTCGCATGGCGACCGTCGAGGTGAGGCGCGCGAAGGAGTAGGGGCGATGTTCGGAACCAATGTAGGCGCGATCCTGCAGAAAGCCGGGAAGGATCGCCGGGAAGCTCAGGCCGAGGTGTGGGACGAGGTCTGGCACCTCATCCGAAACGGCGCCACGAAAAAGGAGCTTCTCGCCATAGCTGACGATATGGCGAAGCAACTTCGCGAGGACGCATAGCGAAAGGAGTAGGGTCGATGGCGGCCAAGACGTATTCTCTGAGAGTCTTCAACTTCTGGCTGGGGCTTCGGCCCCCATCAACGCCGCTGCTCTACTCGGAGCGGTACGGAGGCAAGCCGGATGAGGTGCCAGACCTCG